GAAGACGTTCTTGTACATGAGCCAGCCCGATACCAGCGCGGCGATGGCCGACACGACGAGGAAGATGCCGCCGGTTGCGGTGCGCATCACGACGCCAAGCGAAGCGAACGACAAGGTCAGCCCGCGAACGCCCGCGGCAGCCGCCAGCGAGGCGGGCACCGTCGCCCCACTCGTCGCGATATATCCAATTTCAGCGACGGTGGCCTTGAAGATGTTGGCCGTCAGCATCCCCCACGCCAAGCTGACCGCTCTGAGCACGCCACTGATAGTGACCATCGCACCGAGTAGCGTTCCAATGGTCGCCGCGAAGATCGTCACGGTGCCGATAACGGCCTTCATCACGGGGCCGATGTCGGCCAGCCACTTATAGAACTCCGTCATCGTCTGGACGAGTACACGCATGACCGGCAGGAAGATCGACCCGATGGTTTCGGCCGCTTCCGACTGATACCGCGACATCGACTTCAACTGCTTGCCGACATCCTCCATCGCGGCTTCGTAAGTGCCCGCTGCGACCTTGGCATATTCCAGCACCGCGTTCAGGAACGCCTGCTTGCGCTCGGCAGCGGTCAACTCACCCGCCGTCTTCTGGAGCGTGGCGGCGTACTTCTGCAGCAGCTGGTCGGTCGTGGTGATGAGGCCGAACTGCCGGAGCATCTCAGTACTGCCGCGGCCGATGGCGATGGTCAGCGTGTTCGCCGCCGTTGACGAATCCATCTGCGCGTTGACGGCGAGGTCCTGGGCCGCGCGTGCGAGCTGCGCGGCCTTCGTGACATCGAGCTGTGACTGGATGAAGCCCGTCATAATCTTGCGGGCTTCTTCCGTCGCGATGCCGAGCTTCTTGATCGTCGTCTCCGTTGAAAGGAGCTGTTCCGTCGTGTAGCCCGCGTTCGTGCCAGCCACCCGCAGGGCCGTGCCGATCATCTCAGTATTCGCGGCCGCGAGGGTCGCCGCCTTGGCGTAGGCGGTGAGCTTCCCGAAGGTCTGGTTGATGGAGTTCTGGAGGTCTTGCAGCGTGGCAATGACGCCGCGGTTCTGGTTCTCGACCTCACGCATCGGGCCGATGAGTTCGGTGAAGAACGACCCGACCTTGCCCATCGCCGACTTCGCAATGTCGGTGACGGCGCCGAGGGCCGTCGAGACCGTCGTCTTGACGGTGTCCCACGCGGTTTTCGCGGTGGCGGTCACGCCATCCCACATCGTTCCAGCCTGGGTCTTGACGGAGGTCCACACTCCACCGACCGCCGTCGCGAATGTCGTCACCGATCCTTGGACAGCGGTCAGCGTCGTGCGTGCGGCATCCGACACGCCCGTCCACGCGCCACTCGCGGCCTCGCGCACCTGGTCCCAGGCACCCTTCCAGAGCGCGGCGGTCTGCGAGGCTCGGGTCTGCTGGTTGAGCACCTCCGTGCCGGATTCCTCACGGATGGACGCATACGTGCCCTTGACGGCCTCCATCACACCATTGAACGCCGTCGTCAGCCCACTCTTGACAGCCCCGCCGACGGCGACGGCCCCATCCGCGACGGCGCTGAACGCACTGGTCGCCGCCTCCTTCACGCCTCCGAGGGCCGTTCTGCCGACCTCCGCCACGCCGCCGAAGGCGGTCTTCATGCCCTCTGCCGCCGTGGTCGCCGCCGCCACGATGGGGGCCGCGATGGTGCCCATCGAGGACACGGCACTCGCGGCCGCCGTCGAGGCGGTAGCCGCGACGGCACTGAAGGTCGATTGAGCGGTGGTGGCAACCGTGCCCAGCGCGGCGTTCGTCGCGGAGGCGAACTTCCCGAACTCATCGCGCATCGGGCCGACGGCCCGCGTCACGGAGGTGGCGACGGCCGAGGCGGTCTGCGCGGCACCCTGGCTGACGGTGGTGAACAGGCTGGCGAACTCTTTCTTCGCCTGCTCATCCATGCCGATGAAGGCCGTTGTCGTGGCGGTGGTCGCGGCCTTGGCCGCTGCCGCTGCTGTCTCAGCAACGGCCTTCAGGCCCGCGATGATCTTCTCGAAGACGGGGCTGGCGTGGTCGATGGCTTCGAGATTGAACCTAACATCGTCGGCCATGTGGCGACTCCTTCCGTGAAGATCCCGTCGTCACCGCCGACGATGCCCCGAGGTTATGATACCGCCGTGCTTCCTGCGCTGAAGGGGAGCGTCGCCATCTCGCGGTCTACATGGTCGCCGGGCGTCTGGGACACCACAGGTGCAGGGGCCGCCGATTCTTCAGGGGGGACCATCGCTGTGGGCACCAACTCCAGCGCTGGCAAGATCGGCGGCGTGAGGTTGTTGACCGCCGTCGATGCCGCGTCGCGGAACAGCACCTTGCGCTTCTCGGGTAGACGGTTCTCGCCCCAGATGTAGGCGATTAAGGCCGGGATGAAGTCCACGCGCCCGCCGAACTGCGCGACGAGGGCTGCCCCTGTGCGAATCTCCACCTCTTTGCCGTCCTCGTCTTCAACGCAGAGCTGTGCCGTCGGCAGCGTCACGTTCTTGCTGATCACTTCAGCCAGCCACACCGCCATGTCGCGGCTATTCGTCGCATCGTGCTTGGCCTCCTCTGCAACCGTGCCGTCGAAGGAGTAGCCGAAGCCACGCATCTTCGCGTCGAACTCCTCCATCTCCACCGTCGACATCCGGCGCACATGGAGCGTGACAGGTTCGTCGTCTATCGACATCGTCACCGGGTAGTAGCTCTTGATTCGCTTCATCGCGTCCTCGTTCTCCCCTAAGAGGGTTGCCTTCAGGATCGCCGCAACCCACGCCGTCGCATCGGCCAGGTTGCACATCCACCGCGTCGTTTCCGTCGTCATTGGTTCGTCGCACGTTCTTGCGCGACCCGCTCCGCGTCCAGCCCGATGAAGAGGCAGGCCGCGTCAAAGTCCAGCGCGAACATCTGATCAGCCACCGCGGAACGCGGGTCCGTCGTCATCGCAAGCCACGTGCTCGGGGACCGACCGAATGTCTTCCCGGCCAAGTAGAGCATGAGGAGCAGCGGCGTCTGATCGGACACGAAACTCTGCGGCAGCAGCCGCACCTACCTTCGGCAACACCGCCGTTTGATTCCAAATCGCCAACAGCTGCGACAGCGTGAACAACGTCACGGGCATGTGGTTTGGATTCGCATCGTCCTCATCCACCACCACCGGCTCCACGACGACGAGGAGTGCGTGCTTGCGTAGCGTCTTCAGTACCGCCGCATGGTCGGTCGCACTGATCTGTTCCTCCGGTTCCCGGTGCTCCACGAACTGCCGGGCGGCCGTCAACATCGGCATCGGCAGCTCGCCCTCCAGCAACATCATCGATAGGTCAAGCGTGCGCGCACGCACGAAGGTGTCGTCCCCAAGATCGACATCGATCAGTTGTGCGTCTCGAATGGCAGCGGGGTTCAGGATGCGCGGCATGCGCGTATTGTCCACCCACTCCACGCAACCGAAAACCTCCGGTTGCAAGTCCGGTTGCTAGGCGAACAGCCGGTCGGCGGATCGGGGGGCAGATACCGCCCGCATGACCATGCGCACGCACCGCACGGACACGCCCTCCTGCCAGGCCGTCAGCTGGTTGGCGAGGTCCACGGGCCGGAGCGCGGGGCGGCGAACCAATACCTCCAGGGCGTGCGCGTAGGCGGCGGCCGTCGGGATGTGCCCGCGGCCGGCCTTCGTCACTCCACGGGCCACGACCCCTCGGTCCCCCCCCGCCGCCGCCCAGATCGGGCGAAGGCGGGCCGACCACTCGCAACGGGCCTGGACAATGCGCCGAACGGCGTCAGATGAGACCGAAGTACTCCTCGGACGGCCAGATTGTCCGACCGGACCGCGCTGCAGCCCCGCCAGCGCACGAACGGCACGCTCCGCGAGCATTCTCATGGGGTCGTGGGCTGGTCGCGCCAGCGCCACGCTAGTCGTGTTGGCGAGCCGTCTGGCATCGGGATGGCTGGGCGCGAACGCCACGGCCGCCGCCATCCGCGCCTCCGCGGGGGCCCTGGCGACCCGCTCCAGGAACTCTACGGCCTCGGCGTAAGTCGGCACCCGCTTCAGGTCGTCTGAGAATCGGCGGTAGGCGAGGGTGCGGCGGTAGGACTCCGGCACCCGTATGGGGGCGCGGTTCCGGCGAAAGACCAGCAGATCGGGCACCCGACCATCATGGCGCACCCGACCATTGTGGCTTGGCATTGCGCCTCCGGCTTTTCCAGGTCCGCCCCATGTGGGGCACGGTCACAGAACCGTGCCCCACTGGAAGTTCTTTACACCTGCTGACGGTACCACTGGAACAGTCGGTCGCCCACGGTGCGGGTCGTATCGATGAGCGCACTCATCGTGACCTTGTACGTGGATTCCTTCGTGCGCGTGTAGGCCAGCTGGATGCCTTCCACGCTGTACGCCTTGTAGACCGTCAGCACCTCGAACTTCGTCGGGGCGAGACGCCGACGGCTCGTCAGCACACAGCAGGTCGTGAAGACCGAGGAAAGCCCTGTGCTGTCGCCGCCGTAGAACAGATCCTCGCCCACGCCACTCGCGTTGGAGACGTTGTCGAAGGCGAGCTTGAGGGTGGCGAAGGTGCGTTCCATCGCCTCGAAGACCAAACTGCCCTCTTCGGACGTCACGTAGACATCGACGGGGTTCAGCGACTGCTCGGCCATGATCGGGTTCTTGACCTGCTTGTAGCTGAACGTGGCGGGGCCGGTCGTGTAGCCGACTTCGTCGCCCCCACCTGTCGGAACACCAGCGGCATCGATGGGCGTGATGGTCGGTGGCCCGCCGCTCGCGGGCTTCGTGACCCCCGTCCAAATCCTCGCCGCGCCGATCTGAACCTGTGCAGGCGTCTGTGCCATCGCACTCTCCCCTGAAGTTTGTTGACCGAGTTACGACGGCGAAACTGAGGCGCTCGGCGACAGCGACACGCTGGCGCTCGGCGACACACTTGAACTCGGCGAGGTGGTCGATGACGGCGAGAACCCCGTGGCGGTCTTCTCGCGGAACCACTGGAACAGGCGGTCGCCGACATCCCTGGTCGTGTCGATGAGCGCCATCATCGTGACCTTGTAGGTCGATTCCTTCGTGCGCGTGTAGCCGAGCTGAATCCCTTCGACGCTGTACGCCTTGTAGATGACCAGCACCTCGAACTTCGTCGTGGCGAGGCGGCGGCGCGAGGTCATCACGACGCAGGTGGTGTAGACGGACGACAGGCCGGTCGAGTCGCCGCCATAGAACAGATCCTTGTTCGCATCGCTGACGGTCGAGACGTTGTCGAACGCCAGCTTCAGCGTGGCGTAGGTGCGCTCCATCGCCTCGAACACGAGGGCGCACTCCTCGGAGGTCACGTACACATCGACGGGGTTGAGCGACTGCTCAGCCGCAATCGGGTTCTTCACCTGCTTGTACGTGAAGGTCGCGGGGCCGGTCGTGTACCCGACCTCGTCGCCGGTCGCTGGCACCCCATCGGTATGCGTCAGCAGCGTCGGGGGCGTGCCCGTCGCCGGCTTGGTGACACCCGTGAAGATGCGGGCCGGCCCGATCTGAATCGCGCTTGGGTTCTGTGCCATCGTGGAGCCTCCAGCTCGTTACTCAATCGTGGTGATCAGCATCTCGATGAAGCCGCCTTGCACGAACGGATGCTCGACCCCTCCGCTCGGCCCACGCAGCAGCGGCGTGTACGCCTCGCTCCCGCAGATAATCACGTCAACGGCGTCGTTCGGGTCCGGCATGTCGCGATCGATGTGGTCGCTCCCGAACTTCCGCAGCGCCCACATGTAGCGCTCCAGGTTGCGCACAATCGTTTCTTCGTCATCGCCCACGACTGTGACCGCGAGCATCACGCGATGCTGGTAGTCATCCACCACCGACTCCGCGCGCTTCAGCGAGTTCTGCACCACCATCTCAATCGACGGATACTCCTGCGTGCCCGCGCTCGGAAACGTCAAGATCACCGCCGGCGGCGGCGTCGTGAATCCATCGTCCGCCTCCGCATCCGCCGCCGCCAGCACCGTCGCCAAGTGCGCGTCCAGGCGGGCTTTCAGCCGGTCCTTCGCCTGGCTCACATGGTTCACGTATCGACCTCTCTCCCGAGAATCCACGCCGACAACATCCGTGCGTAGCGGCGGGCATCGGGCGTCGGCAGAAACTCACGCCTCGGCATCTTCGGTGTGCCGTGCTGGTGGTACTTGCCGTACGCCACACTCGTGCCGACCGTCACCGCATCCCGCCTCGGCACAAACACGCCGCCCGCTCCCAACGAGGCGCCCTGCCAATTCAGCGACTCGCGCATCTTGCCGGTGCGCTCCAGGATCAGCTTGCCGGGGAAGTGCCGCTTCTTCCAGGCGGCATAGGCGGGCGACAACGGCGCCCAACTCCCAGGCCCGAACTGCCCACCCGATCCGCGCGACTGGCCCTCCAGCGCAAACAAGTCCTGCACCTGCGCGAAGTACGCGGGCGCGAACACGCCCTCCCAGAAGGGGATCAGATTCTTGACGTTCGCGTTGATCACCACCATCCCTGCCCGCACGCTGCCGTCATCGACGGTGAACGAAAAGGCGATCCCCATCTAGAACACCTGGGAGATCGTCGCGCGTCGAGAGAACGGCCAGTTCTCGCCCTCGCGGGCGTCAGGCGTTTCGATTCGCGTCAGGATCTCCGCGGGCTTCGCGACCGTGTACGCGTTGCGCGGACAGTCGGTCAGCTCAAACGTGTTCTTCGGATCGGCCAGCCACCCCAGCCGGTCGGTCACATACTTCAGCGAGCGAGCCGCGCTCTGCGCCGTCGCGTCACCGCCGACTGCCGCGTTCCGCGCTTCCAGAATCCGCCAGATGGCGCTGTAGGCGCTCATCGCCACCACGATCTGCCACGACAGCGGCGACGTCGCCTGATCGACCGGCACGATGTAGCCCATGTTGAGCAGCTGGGCGTTCAACTCCTGCTCCGCGTCCAAGATCATCGATGGCACGTCCTCCAACGACGGCTTGCTGATGGCCGTCATCGAGAACTGCGGCATCCGCGCCTGAACGTCACTTGGGCTACAATAGAAACCCATGAGAACCCCCAGGCCGTGTAAAAGTTGCCATCGTAAACACCACGCGCAGATTCGGCGCGTCTAACAACTCCGGCCGGGCAGGACAGGCCCGCCCGGCCGGACTTCTCCCTGTGACGGGGTCCTGCCGGGACCTGTCACTAGACCGCGGTCTTGATCAGGTACCCGAGCGAGGCCGCGACGATCTTCTCGCACTGCTTCTCGGTGACACGGATCACGTCGGTGTCGCGCTTGTCTTCGCGGTACCGGAACACGCGGAGGTCTTCCTCGCGCAGCTGGTACCCGAACGACGCGCGCTTGAGCGACGGCGACTTCTCGGAGTAGAACAGCAGGACGTTCGCGCCCCACACATCCGCCAGCAGATCGGCCGCGCCCGCCTTGCTTGTGCGCCGCAGCACGCCGCCGACCAGCACTTCCTCGACCTCGAACGCGGCCGCGAGCAGCGAGGCGGTGACGATGGCGCGCTCCGTGTACTTGATGATTTCCTTGATCTGCGGATGCAGCTTCAGGGCCTCGAACACGGTGTAGCCGATGATCATCCGGTTCGGGCGATAGCCCGTGGCCTGGAAGATCGTGGTGCGACCCGTCTTCACGTCACCCAGCGGGTCACTGTTGACCCCGTCGCTCCACTTCTGCGTGGCGAGCGACAGCGTGGTGTACTGCTGAACCACACTCGTGTCCGTGACCATGTCCACGCACCGCTTCTCGCGGTT